TTGCCGTTGTCGCTGGTGGTGAGGGGATGCAGAATCCGACCACAATCAGAAAATATATTGACTATGCGGTATTTGGGCGGGCTGAAAATATTATCTACCCGCTGATTGATTCGTTGTTAGGCGGTGGGGTGTTTGAGCACGAAAGCGTAATGAATTGCCCCGATATCCACCCGGTAAAGTTAGCGCAAGTATCCGAGCTATACCCCCACGAAGTCAACTTAGGCAATGGGCGCGGTTGTCGGGATTGGAAGGAATCGTTTATCGGGTGCCCTAATAAATGCCTATTCTGTCACTATACATGGGCTCGCAAGCGAGTAGGAGACGGGACATATTACCAAGGCGATCTGACCATGAAACGGTCGATCGAATGCTTATGGAAAGATATCCCAAAGATTGAGAAAAAAGAGGGCCGGATAAGAACGGCGATTGATGGATTCTCAGAGAGATTGAGGTTCGCTTACGGCAAAAAGATTACAAACCAAGAGATTATTGACGGCATCAACTATATAGGCAGTTTTGAAGGCACTACCGTTGTGCTTGTCTACAATATCAGCAATATGCCGGGTGAGACCGAGGACGACCGCCAAGAGTTATATGCGACTGTCAAGAAGGCCGAACCAGAAAACAGGGTGATTGTTGTTTTCCAAAGTACGCCATTCAGACCTTCGTTGGTAACACCGTTGCAATGGGCTCCGGTGAAATTGTTTCCTGCTACATCTGATCTATCAGCACAAGTTATCCATGATTCGGACAATTTGCGGGTGATGCACTCATTCAGCAATGAAAGCCCGTGGTCGCAACTTGAGACGGTAATTGTGTCGCGGGCTACGCCTGAGACTGACAAACTGTTTCATGCTCTATGTTTCCACCCAAAACTTAAAAAGGGGACAGTTAAGGAACGGGTGAGATTGTTGCAGCGGAGTTTCGATCTTAGCCCCTATTTAAAAGAGTACGGGAAGGGTGAAAAACATCCTGCGTGGTTTTTGTCGTCCTACACGAGCGATAAAGGACTAAGGAAAGCTTACGATTTAAATATCATAACGGCTTAATACTCGCCTCCCTGAAGATTGTTACATAGTTAGCTTAAATTATGTAAATTGACAAGAAAGGTACAAGTGATTGGGAAAATCCTGGACGGAATCAGCGATAAACTTCGGAATCTGTCATTCGATAAGATCACAAAGGCAGACCGAGAGTGGCTTGAGACCGCCAAGGAAAGTTCTGAGCAGCCTCCCGAATGGTGGGAGTACAATAAACATTGGATCAAGCGTTATGGGTACTCTCTCCGCGTCCAACTGATCTTTGATTTCATTGAATTGCTCATTGTCCCTTCCGGCAAAGGCAAGGGCGGGCCTTTTCATCTCGACTGGTTTGAAAAGATTTTTATCGTTGCTGCTTATGGCCCGGTGGATTCCAAATTTAAACGGATCGTGCGGCGGGCGATCCTCAGCATCGCAAGAAAAAACGGGAAGACAGCCCTTGCCGCATGCCTTGTCTTAACTCACTTGGTAGGCCCCGAACGGGTGAAGAACGGCGAGGTGTACTCAGCCGCAAACGAAAGAGAGCAAGCGGCGATCGTTTTCAAGTACGCGGCTCAAATTGTCAGGGCGGACCCTGAGCTTGAGGCCGAAGTCAAGATCATCGACTCAACGAAAACGATGGTGGCCTACCGGACCGGGAGTTTTTACCGGGCAATCAGCGCGGAGGCCGGATCGAAGTATGGCTATAATCCAACTGTTGTAATTTTTGACGAACTGGCCCAGGCGAAAAACCGTGAACTGTACGATGCCCTTGATACCTCCATGGGGGCCCGGACCGGCGAAGGCGAGGAGCCGCTTTTTATCGTCATCTCAACTCAGAGCAAAGACCCGCAACATATTTTATCTCAACTGATTGATGACGGCGTGTCGATGAAAGACCCCTCCACGGTTTGTCATTTGTACGCTGTCCCAGATGACGCCGGCGACGAGATTTTTACAGACAAGGAAGTGTGGAAGCTCGCTAACCCGGCATTAGGTGGATTCCGGTCCCTCTCCGAAATGAAAACGGCGGCGGGGCGCGCAAAGAGGATGCCGACCTTCGAGGCGTCTTTCCGGAATCTCTATTTAAATCAGCGCGTAGACGCGAAATCGCCCCTTATCCCGCGAGCAGAATGGTTTGGCTGTAAAGGGGACCCAACACTTGAGCCTGACACCGGGCTTTACCTGGCGCTTGACTTATCGGGGAAAACGGACCTTACGACCTTGACGGGGATCTCGGACGGCGAGAAAGACATCGTGAGGTGTTGGTTTTGGAAGCCGGAAGACTCAATTGACGAGCACGAGAAACGAGACCGGGTGCCCTACAAAACATGGGTGAAAATGGGGGTTTTAGAGACGACGCCGGGACGCGCGGTTCAATACGATTGGGTGGCAGAGAGAATACTCAAGATCAACCAGGATTATGAAATCCTCGGCATCGCATTTGACCGCTGGGCGATTGATGCTTTTGTCAATGCCTGCCAGAGAGTAGGGCTTGACGTTTACATCGAGGGGAAGGACGACCCCATATCCGGCGCGATTCGGTTGGTTCCGTGGGGGCAGGGGTTTAAAGATATGTCGCCCGCTGTTGATGCCTTGGAGGTTTCTGTCCTCGAAAGAAAGTTGATCCATGACGGCCATCCCGTCCTCACTTGGAATATTTCAAACGCGATGGCGATCAGCGATCCGGCGGGGAATAAAAAATTAGACAAGAGCAAGAGCCGGTTTCGAATTGACGGTGCGGTGGCGTTGGCGATGTCGCTCGGTCTAAAGGGCCGGACGAAAAAAGAACCCGATACTGGAAAATCATTCTGGGAGACAATGGACGTTGACTAAACATATACCTGATCTACTCGCATTTTGCGGCCTGTGTCTCTTGGGATACGGGCTTTTTTTATATCAGCCGTGGGTTTCATTCGCGATATGCGGAACTCTATTGATCGCCGGGGGGCTGTTGATGGGACGGAGGGAATAAATGAGTCTTATTGGTAAGATTGTCAAGCCCCGGCAAAACAAAGCATTCGAGGAATCTTTCTGGACTGATTTCGTGGCAGATTCCAAGTCCGGTGTGAGCGTGACGGCTTCAACTGCTTTGAAAGTGACCGCCGTTTTCGCCTGTGTCCGGGTTTTGGGTGAAGGGATTGCTCAAGTTCCGCTTAAAATCTATAAATCCAGACCCGACGGCAAGGGGAGTGACCCCGCGAAGGACCACCCACTTTACAATTTGCTCTATCGGAAGCCGAACGACTATCAGACATCGTTTGAATTTAGGGAAAATCTGGCCGCTCAAGTCGCGCTAGGGGGGAATTTCTACGCTTTCAAGTCGATGGCAAGGGGCACAATCCGAGAAATAATTCCATTTGAACCCGGGACTGTGACTCCGAGGCGAGAAAAAGGCCGGATTTTTTACGACGTAACAAGCGGTGAGAAGTTTCAAACCTTTCCCTCAGAGGTGATTTGGCACGTCAGGGGGCCTTCCTGGTCCACTTGGCACGGGCTAGTTCCTGTGAAATTGGCCCGTGAAGCAATTGGAATCAGCCTTGCAGCCGAAGAAGCACACGCGAAATTGCACAAAAACGGGGTGCAAACGAGCGGATTATACTCCGTTGACGGTACTTTAGACGAAACACAGCACAAACAGTTAAAAAAATGGGTAAATGAGCAGGTTGTTGGGAAAAACCGATTTAAACCGCTGATTCTCGACCGGGGGGCTAAATTTACTCCCACAGGCATGACAGGGGTAGATTCCGAACATTTAGCTACCAGAAAATATCAAGTTGAGGAAATTTGCCGTGCTTGTAGGGTAATGCCGATAATGATAGGCCATCCTGATAAAACAGCGACCTATGCAAGCGCGGAGCAGATGTTTTTGGCTCATGTAGTGCATACGCTTCAGCCCTGGTACACCAGGATAGAACAATCAATAGATATAAACCTAATAGGGGAAAGAGACTTAAACGATGGCTATTATTCAAAGTTCTCTGCTAATGCCCTTATGAGGGGCGCGTCAAAGGACCGGGCAGAATTTTACTGGAAATTATTTCAGATGGGGGCCTTGAACCCGAACGAAATCAGAGCGTTGGAGGAATACAACGCCTACGAGGGCGGCGACATCTACCGGGTGCCTGGGAATACGCTGCCCACCGAGGAGGAAGAGAATGAAAACGATCAACCTGGAAGCGACTCGTAACCTGACCCCACCGCCTACCCTGGCACCGGGCGTAATCCGGCTCAACAAAAAGGACGATAACGCCGAAGTTTTTATTTATGGTGACATCGGCGGTTGGTTTGATGGGGTAGACGCCAAGACATTCGCGAAAGAGCTTGCGGAGATGGACGTCAAGCAGCTTGACGTGCGGATTAATTCAGGCGGCGGGTATGTGTTCGATGGAATTGCAATCTATAACGCGATTGCCCGACATCCAGCGCATACCACGATGCACATAGAGGGTATTGCGGCTTCAATCGCTTCTGTCATCCCGATGGCGGGGGATGAAATCAAAATTTATGAAGGCACCCGCATGATGATCCACAAGCCGTGGAGCTTCGCAATGGGTGACGCGGATGACATGCGGAAAGAAGGCGATATTTTAGATGCCTTGCAGTCGGACATCCTTGACCTTTACGAGGCCCGGACCGGCAAAGAGCGAAAAGACCTCACAAAATGGATGGATGCCGAGACTTGGTTTTCGGCTAAAGAGGCGGTTGACAAAGGATTTGCTGACGAGATGGTTCCCGCCAAAAAGAAGGCGATGGCTCGGTCTGCATATCTCAATTTTTACCAGAACAAACCTGATGATTTTTTGCCAGAAGAAGAAGCTTTGCCGGAAATGCGGGAATTTGAACTTCTGCTCCGCGAGGGAGAGGGTTTACCTGGCACTTTGGCAAAACGGATAGCGTATCTGGCTAATCGCACGATAAAGAGGCCGCTCCGTGATGGAGGGCAAGTTACCGATGATCGACTTGATGCGGCAACGGTGGCGCGAATAGAAGAGAAGATAAATCAATTCAAAAAACGATATCCCGAAAGGAGGGCTTAAAAATGCCCGATATAGAAAAATTGAATCAGCTTGTTGAGGACCACATTGAGCGCGTAGACAAACAAATGCGAGCTTTTAACGAATTTAAAGAAACAAACGAAGCCATGATAAAAGACCATGATGTCTTGATTAAAGACAAAATGGGGAGAATCGAGAAGGATTTAGACCAATTTGAAGACATTAACCAGAAATTGGTGCTCCAGGAACAGCAGAACAAGTCAACACAGGAGCAGCTTGACAGAATCGAAACCGTAATGAACCGGCCCGACTTCGGCTCCGGCACTGTGGACAATGACGCTGCGGAGTACAAAGCGGCCTTTGAACGGGTGATGAGACGGACCCCGGAGCAGAGGGACCCCGAGGATATGGCGCTGATCCGTAAAAGGATGAACGCGCTTATCAAGGCTGACGATATTTCTGCCGGTTACCTCTTGGCCCCGGCCGAGATGCAGAAGGAAATCGTTAAGACCGTGGTCGAAATGACCCCGCTTCGTTCCCTGGCGACCGTTAGGACAATCGGCTCCGGCTCCCTCAAGCAGCCCAAGAAAACGGGTGGCACTACCGCAACCCGTGTCGGTGAAA